AATACTTTCGACCGTGTTTTTCAACCAGACGGCCTTGCCGCCCGGTGTGGGGATGCACTCCTCGGTGAGGTGCTTGGCGATGGCGCGGGAAGTATTGCCCTGCAAGTACATCTTATAAATCAGCCGGACGATGACGGCCTCGGACTCCACGATCTCCGGCAGTCCGTTTTCGCCGCGCTTGTACCCCAGAAACCGGCTATAGGGCAGGGATACCTTTCCGTCTGCCATGCGTTTCCTATGGCCCCACGAAATGTTCTCGCTCAAAGACCTTGACTCCTCTTGCGCCAGGGAGGACATGATCGTGATCAACAATTCCCCCTTGGAATCCAAGGTGTAGATGTTTTCCTTTTCAAACCAAATCTCCACGCCCTTTTCCTTTAGGGCGCGAACGGTCTGGAGGCTGTCAACCGTGTTACGCGCGAAGCGGCTGACGCTTTTGGTTACGATGAGGTCGATCTTCCCGGCCAGCGCGTCGGCGACCATTTCGTTGAAGCCTTCCCGGTTCCTTGTGGAGGTACCGGATATCGCCTCATCGGAATAGATTCTCACGAATTCCCACTCAGACCGGGCGGCGATATACTTGGCAAAATAGTCACGCTGCGCCTCAAAACTGTTATGTTGCTCGTCCTTGTCGGTACTCACCCGTGCGTAGGCGGCCACCCGGCGTTTGGCCGTCTGCTGATTATCGTCCTGGAAAAGCCGGATGGGGGTGGCCGGTATGACCGTAACCCTTGGGGCTGTGCTCAGTGCGGTTTCGCTCATAGCGCATTTCTCCCTTCCAAGATTCTCAACTGGCGCTCCCGCGCGACCTGTTTCATCTCCGGCGTCCAGCTGTCGCGGCGGGAACGGTTCTCCCACACGCGCTCCACGGTGTGATTATCCCGGAAAATAAAAAGGAGCCGGTTTTCATCCGGCACCTGAATCTGTACGATATTATCGGTGAACACATTGGGGGAGAAGGATTTCAGTTCCAAGACCTCGGCGGCCATCGCCTGTAGGATGTCCTCTCGGATATACTTGGCGGGACAGGCCAATCGGCCAAACTGGAGGAAGGTCGAACACTGCCATGTGGCCCGCCCGTTGTTCATGTGACGGCGGTAGGACTTCCCACAGCAACCGCAGACGATCACACCGGAGAACGGATAGCGTATGGCGCTCACATCCGTCGCCCCGCATCGTGCCCGCCGCTGTTCCCGGACGGCCCGCGCCGCGTCGAAGGTCTGCTGATCAATAATGGCCGGGTGGGTGCCCTCGGCAAAAAAGCGATCAAGCTGGCCCTTATTGCGCACCTTCTTTTTAGCAAGGTGATCGGGCACATGGCTCTTTTGAAGGACGGCGTTGCCGGTCACCTTCTCATTATCAAGAATCTGGTACACCCGGCCCGCCCGCCATGTGCCGCCGAAGGGCGTCGGGATGCGGTTCTTGCGCAGTTTGGCCGCGATCTTCTCGCCGCCCATGCCGCCGATGTAATCGTCAAAGATCATGCGCACGACGGCGGCCTGTTTGGGGTCGATCTCCACGCGGCCCTTGACGATTTTATATCCGAACATAAAGCGCCAGTTGACCAGCTTGCCCGCCTGAAAGTCCCGCCGGATGCGCCATTTGCAGTTTTCGCTCACAGCCCTGGATTCTTCCTGCGCATACGAAGCGAGGATGGAAAGCATCAACTCCCCATCCCCGGATAGACTGTGTACGTTCTCGCGTTCAAAAAATACGTCAACACCCAGCAACTTCAACTCCCGCACGGATTCCAACAGCGTCACGGTATTGCGGGCGAAACGGGAAATAGCCTTTGTGATGACCATATCGATCTTCCCGGCGCGGCAGTCGGACAACAGACGCTGAAATTCCGGCCTTGCGTCCTTCGTCCCGGACATGGGATCGTCAACATAGACGCCAGCATATTCCCACAGCGGGTTGCGCTGGATCAGATCGCTGAAATAGGATACCTGCGCCGACAGGCTGTGCAGCATGGCGTCCTTATCGGAAGACACGCGGGCATAGGCGGCGACACGTTTCTTGTGGGGCAGCGTAGGGCTGATCAGCTCCATTTTTCGGATGATCCGTTCCAAAAGGCTCCCTCCTTTCTACCCTCCATGATACCATGAAACCATTGGAATTGCAACGGTTCAGCGGATTATACTAGACGCGGGCAAGCCGTATTTTTCTGCCATGACCGCCTCGATCTTCAAGTAGTCTTGTGCGTTGATGATCCCCCGTGTGCGCATATTCTGTACGACGGCCATGATGGTTTTATAGGCCAGCCGCCGGTCAATCGCCGCAGTCATGACGCCGCCACCTTTCGATGGGCCGCCGTCGAACAGGCCAGCCCGCAGTATTTACGCTTCCGGTTGCCGTAGCTTTGGAAAGATATGCCGCACTGCGTACATGTCATGTCGTAGTAGGCTTTACGCTTGATCAACTCCAGATGTGTGTTCCACCATTTCATGCGGCAGGAGTCGGAGCAGAACTGCTTCTTTTTTGTCTTTTCCCTTTGTAACATCGGCTTGCCACACTGTTTGCATGTCAAACCGGGCGTGTATAGCGGCTCGGGTATGGGTATGACTGGGGGTGGGGGCACGAAGGGATGTCTTCGGCAGAAAGACTTCACGGTACTCAGGAGCATGTCCATTTCGACGGAAACTTGCGCGTAGCTGTAGCCCTTCTCGCGCAAATCATAGATGCGTCTTTTTTGGTTTGGGGTCATCATAAAAACTCGTCTCCTTGGTAAGTAGTCGGCGCTGCGCAGCGTAGGTTCCATAATAAATCGGTTTTGGATACTATTCAACGAAATATAAATGGATGGGCGGCGATGGGTTTCCGGGCACAGCAAAAAGCCCCGCGATCCACTGAATATCAGCAATCACAGGGCTTTTCGCTATGTGGGTCTTAACCGTGTTCTGCGGCGTCCGCGTCTTCTTTGGTCTTGTGGATGGTTCCGTGGGGATGATGTGGGGGCGCGTAAACTGTGAACAATTTAAGCGGCCTTGAACCGGTGTTGACAATGTTATGCCATGTGTTTAGCGGTACGAAAATCCCGCTTCCGGCTTTGGCTGTCTTCTGATAGTCCAGTTTGTTCCGATCCGCGCCCATCAGGACGGTGGCCGATCCCGAGACTACATATAAAAACTGATCGGTATCATCGTGCAATTCCAGACCGACCTCGCCTTTCGGCGGTATGCTCATGACCGTCAGCTGTAGTTCGTTGCCCGTCCAGATCGCCGTTCGGAAGTTTGGATTGATTCGCGCCAATCGATCCAGATCAGTCACATACGGTTCCGGGCCTTTATCGGCCAGTTCGGGTTTTTCTTGTCTACAGGCGAGAGCCGTGACCGAAGTCATGGACAAGATCATTATGAAGGTCAGCGCGATGGAAAAAATGGGTTTTTTGAACATGAGGAGTCCTCCTTTGAATCGTGGAAGTTGTTGTACAACCGCTATACCTGTTACTATTTACATTGGAAAAAGGAATACTCAATGTAAATAATTCCTCAGTTGTATCCTCAATGCTCAGAAAATTATCTATTTCTTTACCACCCTGTGCAACATGGTTACTGTCTGTTCACGGGTAGTGTTGTCTTTTGGCCGTGTGCCGTCGGTAATGCCTTCGCGCTTGGCCCAGTCCCAAGCGTCCTTCGCCCAATCCGACGGTTTGTCCGGGTCAGTAGCGGGCGCAGATACCGGCGGCGTTGGTGCGGGCACCGGCGCGGGTGGCTCCATTGCCTTCCTCACCATTCCAATGAAGTCGGCCCACGTCACGCCCCAAACGCCGGATCGTTTTTCCTTCGGGCAATCCTTACCGCTCCAACGGTTGTGTTGAACAACCCTGTCAATGGTCAGGCCGTGACGTTTCATCAGTTCCGCCGTCAGCCAAGCCGCGTTTTCACAGACTTTTTTGTACATAGCCCTGTTGTTGACGCAAATCTCGATAGCAATCGACGTGCTGTTGCCCGGCCCGTTGGTGCCATCCCCTGCGTGCCAGCACGCTTGGGTGTCCTCGAAGGATTGCCATATCTCTTTGTCATCGACGGTATAATGCCAACTGGCCTGGGCACCGGCGCTTCCACCGAACAGATAATCGGCGTGGTTCCTGGCCGTGGCCGTCGCCGCGTAGTTCCCGGTATTGTGAATTGTGATATAGCTGATGGATGTCAGATTTCTGTTGGGGTTATTCCTCAGCCCAGGCGGGCAGATTTTCCGATTGATCGTCACAGACTTAATGCTCATTTCTTGATCTCCTCCAGATCATCAAATGTTTCATTTTGGGGTTTGTGCTTATCGCGGTCGCGCAACTGCGCCAGTACATCCCGGAGCCGAGTCGGGATGGGCAAGCCCAGCAGAACGGCGTTCTCCAACAGGGAAATGCCTTCATG